GTCGGCACACATGAAAACCTCAAAGAGAGTTCTCTCCTGATTTAGGTAGTCCTGATTATTTTTATTCCACTGAGCCATATTATTCCTGTGTCCAAGTTAGTTTTTCTGGTTGGTATCTTTTTACCCCTGTTATTCTAAGAGTACTATTTGATGATACATTCGCTGGATAAATGTTATGAACAACTGCTCCAGGATATTCTCCTTGTATTTGTTCCCCAAGGTGTTCTCTAGTTGGTAAATCTTTACAATTTATGTCCATACGATAAAGACTACCTTGCCACATTACGTCTGCAACATAACTTTCACCAAAGTTTTGTGAGTTTGGTTGTGATCCACTCACATTTAAAGTTCCATTGAAATCACCATTGATAGTAATACTCTCGGATAAAAATTTTTTAAAATCTTTCATTAGTTGCACCTCCAACGACGCAGTGCTTTGTTAATTCTTGAATCTGGATCTCTTGCTGTTTTTGATGATGTTAGTTTTGATTTCATTCCTTTCATACGACGACAGAAGTTAGCACGACGTTCTGCTCTCTTCCCCTTTGGTTTCTTTTCAGTTACTGCAGTTTGAAGTTTTGATCCAGGATTTTCACGACGATAAGCATCAACTGCTGCTTGACTTAATCCATCAGTCTTGTCTTGGCGATTTACTTTTTGCCAATCCTCATCAAGTTCTGCTCTCCAATCATAGTGAGCATTGAGTGCCTGTTTAGTTGCAGTTGCATACATTACGCTCTTTGCATCATCACCATATCTTTTTCTGAAACCTGCAAAGTTTTTCTTCATGCTTTTTACGATTCGCTCTCGTTTATCCATTTGAGCGTCAGTCATTTTTTCTTGGATGACTTCATCTGCGGTGATTAAGTCGGTTGTCTCAATCTCAATTGGTTGGTAATCATCTCTCCAGTTTGAGAACTCATATCCTTCATTAGTGCTATTTCCCCAGTTAGCAGCACCAACTTTACGGCACTTGACTAATGCACCAGAAGCATACGCACTTGGCCAAATCTTATAACGTGACTTGACTTTATGGTAACAAGCGTCTTTCTTCTCATTGAGTTGATCTAATTCATCTCTCCAATTTGAATACGATGCAGACACTATTTTTGCTTCACCACTTCTATTTGCATTTGGATCTTCTCTACGCTTTTTCTTTGCCCTTCTTTCTCTTTCATCCTTACTCATTGCTGCGCGATCATCTGGATCTCTACAAAATGGTTTTGTTGTCTGTCCTGGTTGCTTGGCACAAGGTTTTCCATCATATTTACCACCTGTTTGAACCCAACCACCATCGTCAAACCATTTATCTAATCTACCTTTATAATCTTTAGATTTGATTCCATCAGTTGCTTCATCCATATAACCTGCCGCAGCATCCATATTATGCTCGGTGTCCGTAATTTTTGCTTGGACCCAAGCTGGAATATTCTTTTCTTTCTTACCAAGTGCTTTGCGAAGTAACTTAATATTTCTCTCAGTTTTTTTCAACTGAGAATGTGCCATCGATACTTCGTGGTCTCCCTTTTCTTTTGCTTCGTTCACTTTTCTTCCTTGACAGTGTGCTCTTTGAGAGAATCCTTTTGGATTATCGCAATCGATTGATCTTTTATATTTTTCGCTCCATCTTCTTCCTTCACTAACGGAGGAACCATTACTACCATTAGAAGGAGTACTGCTACCATTGCTAGTACCATTTCCATTCTTCTTGGTTTCAGTTTCCTCTTCACTGTGCTCACTGTCCTTCATAAGACGCCCAGTAGATGGCATGACGTGCCATCCCATAGGAATCTTCTTACACTTCTTTGAAGTGAAACAGTAGTAGTATCCTTTTTTACAAGAATTACCTTTCATTATCAGTTATTCTTTATCATTACTATTTAGAAAACCTTGTTTAAGTAACTTAGACAAGTCTGAAGTTGAACCAACAAATACAGCATTGTTTGTCACATTATTTGTTGTCTTAACAGTCTCTTCTTCAACGTCCTTAAGTTTTTTCTGCAGATCAATTAATTTATCTGTGGTATCTGCAACACTTTTAATTAACTGACCTGCAACTTCATAAGCTCTTGGACTTCCACCCTCACCTGCCAATTCCATAATTCCATTGATTGCCTCTTGCCCCTTTTCAATCAAAGAATATAAGTTAGCACGAGTGTACTCATAGTCTTTCTTAATATCATTCTTTTCCTCTGGTTTCTGTATCGCTCCAGGTTTCTCAACCTCAACAATACTACTCTCTACATTGAGGGCTTGGTCAATAGCATCAAAATCTGACATAAGTTATTAAATATCAATTTGGCGTGTTGGACTATAGTCTTTTCCGTCACTAAAGTATGTGAAGGACTCATTGAAACCAAAGTCATCATCTGGTTCAATCAGTGCATCATCCGCAGTAGTTAGCAGATTAATGTTTGCATCTTTAAGATGCTCTACTGCAGTTGTAGATTCATATCCTCTCTGAACATAAAGTTGAGTTCCAGATGGGATAGCTTCAATATACATGATTTCATTGTCAATAATAATTCTATTCCCAATGGCGAATCCGGAACTATCAACAACTGGTAGTAAAGTATCTGTTGCTGTAACAGTTGATGTCAAGTCTCCAGTGTTATCATTATTATAGTCAACCTTTGCTCTTGGAGTAACTACATATCTCATTTCTCTCTTTGCAGTAGTTCTATTGGTTGAAGCATATGTATCAACCTGAACTTTCTTAATGAGACCTTCTGGACTATCAGCAATTGGACCAAACAGATAAGTTTTTGCTGTGAATTTTAGTGTGTAAATTAATGCTCTTCTGCTAGAAAAATCACCCTCATAATCATCTTGGAACGATATATTATTCAATATGATTGGAACGTCTCTCTTTTCTCCAATCGAATCAACTAAATTGATTGTGAGATTAAATGATGGTTGAAAATATGGCAAAATTTGTTCGATGATTTGCAGGGCATCATCGTTCAATTTGCACATAATAGATAACTCAAATCCAATATTATATGGCACTGGCATGTAAACTTTTTTCATTGTTGTGCCAGTTACTGCTTTGAATGTTTGGGTTATACCAGACTTTCTAGTGGCATCATATTCTAAAGATGTCATCTCAAATGACATTCTTGGTAAAGTTATTTGTACTGCCTTATTTAAATTTGCCTGCTGATCTAGACGTGCAAGAAACTTTTGCTTTGGTCCATATGCTAAACTAACTCTTTGATCATTTATGATCTTTCCATCAGCATCTTTATGCTTGATACTAATTTGATTAAAAAGAGTTCCAAAACCAATAATGGTTTTTCTAATGATCTCGTGGTAAAAGTAAGTTCCTAACATTAATATGTACCAAATGGGTTGGATTCAGTAAAATCTAAGATGAGATCTGAAGAATCCTCTATCTCGTCGTTTTGTTCATATTTATTATCGGTTGTACTAGCTGTTCCTACAGTCTTAATTGCATACTCTGCAGAAGACTTGCCACCAGTGATAACTTCTCCGGGAGTAAATCTGCCAGTTACAATACCAACTTTCAATATACTGGTATCAGAATCCCAATTCTTGACTCTGGCAGTAGTACTGGTTGCAGATCCAGTGACAACCTCATTAAACCAGAAAGTTCCAACTCCCACTGTCGATGCGGCACCAATTGTGACGGTTGGGGCGGATGCCAAGTATCCAGAACCAGCGTCTACTATTCTAAGAGCACTGATTGTTCCGGCAGCACTAACAACTGCCTTTGCTGTTGCATTTAGATTTGGTGATAGTGATGCTACGGATATACTAACCGTTGGAACTGTACTATAACCAACTCCACCATCAGTAACGGTTAACTTAACAACACCTCTCTTATCTGTAACGATTCCACAAGTTGCTGCAGCACCAGCACCACCGCCACCAGTAATAGTGATTGTTGGTGCTGCACCGGTATATCCAATACCCGCGTGTGTCAACAATATTTCAGATATTGAAGTTACATTATTTCTGGTGGTAGTAATTGCAACAGCGGTTGCAGTTGTACCAGTACTTACAGAATTTCCATTTGGATCTGTTGGACCAGAAATAGTTACGATTGGTGTGCTAGTGTATCCAGATCCATCATTATTTAAGAAAATCTGCCGTATATATCCTTGACCAACTGTTGAAGTCGCTGTAGCGCGAGATGTCGTAGTGAACATTGTAAGATCAATAATATATCCTTGATCTTCTATTGTCTTATCAATATCTTCTACTGATGTATCAATAACTTCATCTTCATATTCAAAGAGTTCACATTGAAGTTCATAGACATAATTTTTACCCAACTGGTAAAATGGACTTTCATGTTCTACAAATTTAACTTCAAATAATCTTTGTCCTAGTGGAAAATAAATTAAATCTCCTTCTCTTGGTCTTGATGAGACTGTAATTTCATCATCATCTTCTCCTTCGAGAAAAACTGCAATAAAATCTTCAAACCTCTCTTTGGATATAACTAAACTAACTTCATCTCTGATGCTTACGCCAAATTTAGTCATGATGTCGCCAGCACCACTGTAACCATCGTAATTATTAAGGTATGCTTCTATGAGGAAGTTGTCATCAAATTTTGATGATTGCACTTCTTCAAGGATAGTTTGTTTTCTAACAAACTTTCTTGGTATATAAGTTACCTCAACACCATATATTTTAAGTTGCTCGTTAATAAGATCCTGTATGAGATTTTGTTCTCCACGAGAACCTTGAAGAAAAAAGGGATTTAGTGCCATTATCCAATAAAGTCGTAAGGTGGAAGTTCATAATCAAGTGCCATTCTTGATTGAAGCTCTGCTAATTCTTTTTCTGCATCATCGTATAATTGACGCCCGTTGAGTTCAATTCCTCCAGGAAGTTTAACTCCACCAAACTTAATTAAGTTTTGTCCCCACTGCCTCTTGATTAAAGAGGTTAAATATTTTTTGAGGAAACTATCATTATAAACACCTGTAAATGTTGTTGGATCTAAAATTCTATAACAATCTATAATTATAAAGTCATCTACAGTTTGTGATCCCCAATCTATATCAAGATATAATCTATCCTGCCTTTTATTAAATCTTACTTGCTTATCAGTTGTTAAAAGAAAATCAATATCTTCCAAATAAGTTTTGGTCATTGCATATTGTAAGAGTTCAACTGAGTTGAAATAGTACAAATCATTTAAGAACAATTGATATTTGATACTGAACATTCCACCTGAAATGGAACTAGTATCAAATTTGAATATCTTTTCTACACCTATGACAGAATCTGGAACTTGAATGAAGTTTGAAGTTTCATAGAAATTGGATGTGGTAGTTCCATATCCACTAATAGTTGTTGATGTTGCACTTGTTGTAACAATCCCAACACCTGTGGTATTCTTCGCCTGTCCTCTGTTTATATCTTCTTGAGTAATCTTATACTTCAAATACATTCTTTCAACACCATCAAAGTGTCTTTCTTGAAAGTATTGTAAAGCATCATCAACCAAATCATCGATTTGGTCATCATCGACGTTAATTTCTAATACTGGTGCACCCAAACGCCTCAAACAATAATCAATCAATTGTTGGCGTGTTGCTGGTTTTGCCATTAGAATCCCTCAGCGTCTATAACAGTCTTTGGTTGTGTTTTTTTACTTTTTGTTTTTAAACTTTCCACCTCTTTTTTTAGTTCAACTACTTCTCTAGATTGCTCTTCAAATCTTTGGTTTAGAACCATCAACTTCGCTTCAAAAGCTACAACCTGAGAAAGTAAATCTGCCGATTTTTGCTGATAAACTAAAATTAAAGACCTATAATCAGTTTCATTCATAATTGCATACAAAAAAAGGTGGGATTATCCCACCTGTATTTATAAGTTGTTTAAAAGTTATCAGACGAATGTTCCACCATCTACGGTGATATCATTTAAAAATCTTTCCGATCCTGTGCATGAAATTACTTGCTGAGTACCAGCACAATCACTAATCCAAAGACCCTTGATTTGGAGGTCTGCATAGTGTGCGACTGTCAACACGCTTGTCAATTCTGATACATCAGAACCAATACCGATTCTCTGCTCAGAGTCATCCCAGAACACTGCTGCTTTCTTGGCAGCACTATTTACAAAGTAGTGGAAAATTGTACCAACATCAATGTCTGCATCTGTGGTAGGTGCAACCAGATCACCACCACTATTGACAAGTCCAATTTCAATCAGGGAGTCCTCAACCTTTAAGGTTTCGGTGTTAACAACGGTCTGAGATCCCAGAATCGTCAGATTTCCGTTAAGTGTAACATCTCCAGTGCTGTCAGCAATTGTAATTGCTGCAGTTCCGTCTTTTGCTTTAATATTAGAAGCTTCAAGAGTTGTAACATCAATAGTGTTAACAACTGTGAGTGTTTGACCGGAGAACGTTAAATCGCCATCGTCTGTGAGAGCGCCAGAAGAACCAGCAAGAACAACACGACCAGAGGTCAGATCGCTAACAGTAGCGGATGAAAGAATAGTCTCAGCACCAGAGACATTTAAACCGCCATTGAAATCAACAGCACCAGTTACAGTGAGAGCACCACCAACATTAACATCGGTAAACGTACCAATGCCTACATTTAATGCATCTATCTCTGCTGTGCCGTCAATAAACAGGTTTCTCCACTGATTACCAGAGGTTCCAAGATCAACAGCATCATCACTAAGAGGAATCAGGCTGCTATCAAAACGTCCAGTGGCAGTAATGGTGTCAGTAACTTCATTTCCAAGATCAACAGCACCATTTGCCGTAAGAGTTCCAGTAACAGTTAATCCTGCGTTTGCAGTTACACCCTGTGATCCATCAAATGTTAAGGCAGCATTTCCACCACTATCTCTAACATCATTTCCGTTAACACGAATGTCTCCACCAACAACTACATCTGTAGAGAATGTTGAAACTCCTGTAACATTAATTCCACTATTGGCAACAGTAAGACCATCTGCATCAGTATAAGTTAAACTTGCATCATCTTCAAGAGCACCTGAAGTTCCGGCAAGAACAACACGACCAGCAGTAAGGTCAGAAACGGTAGCAGATGAAAGTGTGGTTTCTCCACCAGAGATATCAGCACCACCGTTAACATCTAAAGCACCAGTAACTGTGGTTGCACCACTGACGTTGATGTCAACAAAAGTACCAATGCCTACATTTAATGCGTCAATGTCTGCCGTACCATCAATAAACAGGTCTCTCCATTGTTTAGAAGACGAACCTAAATCAAATGTATCGTCAGTATTTGGAATTACATTTGAATTAATTTCGCCACCAAGTACGATATTATCGGTGTCAGAATCACCGAGGTTAATTGTTCCACCTCTGAATTCTACAGCACCTTCAAAGGTTGAAAGACCAACAACATAGAAATCGGCAGTGATCGACGCTGCGGCACCAACTGTCAGATTCTTGGCAATACCTACGCCACCATCAATCTGAACTGCACCACTATCAACATTACCTAAAGTATTATCCTGCGTACTTTCAAAGGTGGTAATACCAGAGACAGTTACTGTGCTGTTGACATCTACCTGAGATGTATTGAATGTTGCAATACCAGTAAATACTGGGTTTGCTGATCCACTAGCCCAACTTAAATTTCCAGATCCATCGTTAGTCAGTACCGAAGATACTGCACCTTGGGCAGATGGGAAAATAAGTTCTACATCTGAAGCAATGCTTGTTGGTGCTTTCAGAGAAATTTTATTTGTTCCGTTGGCAGTAGCTTCGAAGATATTTACGGCGCTACCTGCCGATGCAGTTTCTGTGGACCAGAATCTACCACTTCCAACAAATTGGTTTCCCGAACTGCTGCCGAGATAAAGATCAAACTTATCAATTGTAAAACCAGGTTCACCAACAGCCAGAGCGGGCAAATCAGTTAGATTTCCCCTTTTAAACTTTAAAACAGGTGCGGCCATTTTTCAGTATTACCTTTTTATGTATTTAGTTAAAAAATTACTTAAAAACTTCCATAATCAATAGAACTATCATCAACGGTGTCTGCTAAATCTAAGATTTCTGATGCAGGAACATGAATATATTCAGTCCCATCATACATTAGGAAGGTATTGGCAGCTCTTGCACCCGTATCAACATCACTTGCACTACCAACTGCTGATGTAGAAACTGATGTATTTGATGCTACAACTTTAACACCGTTCTTCTGACCTACCCTAACTTTAATGGTTGCCATTAGCGAGTAACTCCCTTGCTTACCAGTGCAGTGCCTTCAACAACTCTTGTCATTACGGAAGAAGTATCTGTAATGACAACATCATACAAATATCTACCCTCTTTAAGATCTGCTGTTTGTGATGTGGACAATCCAATTTGAATTTGTCCAGCAGCAGCACTAAGAATTGATGAGGTAAATGTTGTAACACCGCTAGAACTGGGGTGTTTTCTCATCTGTGCTTTTACATCATATCCAGTCAAATTGAGTGCAGAATTAGTATCAGCATTTTCTAAAGTAAACACCTGAGTAAAATCAGTATCAGTATTTACTAAGATATTAGAGGTATAGACTGCCATTTTATAATGAGGGTTTTAAATATTTATAGTCCGGATAAACCCATAGCAGAAACAACCTCTTGTTGTTTCATGTATAATTTTATATAAGATTTTGCAAGATTTCTAAGTCTTTCAATAGACTCACATTCGTCAATTTCTGCAGCAAGTTTAAAGTACTCAAAACTCTTGCTTAAATTTTCTAGTTCAATTTTACTTGGATCCATTTAAAAACTCCTTAAGTAGGGATTTGATTTCATCAATATCTTTTCTCATTTCTACCAATTCATCCCTTTGATGTTTTCTCTGAGATCTCAATTTAACATATTGTGAATATTCATCTGTATCAATACTAACAATTGCTCCCGAGTCATCGCGGTATAAGTTTTTATAACCATCAACTCTAATCATAATTATGCAAGAGCGATGACTCTGAGATCCTTAAACTTGGGTGAGCGTGCCTCATTAGTTCCACTCATTACAATCTTAATTCTGAATCCATTAAACTGTTCCAGATTATCAATACTAAACTGATATTCGGAGAATTGTCCATCAGCACTAGGAACAACATAAGCATCTGCTCTACCGCTATTTCTGGTACTATCAATTATAGTGTCACCGAAACCATCATTATTAGTATCTCTCAAGTTATCGTATCCAGGGAATAGTTCAAATGCTTGTTCAACTTCATTTGAGTCTGTCCTATAGAGTTGATAGAGAACTCTAAAGTCTGCAGATGAATGCCTATATGATCCAACCAATACTTTAAGTGACGTTGCTGGTTGTTTGAGTGAGACTTTGTTAGTCACATAAACTGATGTGTGTGGATCTTCAGAATTGAGATTTACACGACCATCAAAGGCATAGTCGGAAACTGGATTATTCAAACGATTTCTGCCATAAATCATTGTGATGTTGGCAGTATCGATAACTGGTGAAAGGTTTGAATCATTGGAATTCATTGTAATTCCAAGAGTGAATGATCTATTCTTTGGAAGATTTGTCAATCTATTAGTTTCATTTACTTCAGATGCAACAATTCTTGTAGATGAAAGATCATTTTGCTCATTGATCTCAATTGATTCAAATCCTTGATCAATAAATGATACCTCAGATCCACCAGCACTTGTTCCAGAAACTGTTCTGATTTGTGCTGAAACATTTGTTCCATCTCCAGGAGTTATAAAATTAACTCTTGGGAGAAGAGTATTGTATTGAATATTCTTTGTGGCGATTACATCTTTTCCACCAACATAATTTTCATCGGTGAAACTGAGTTGTGTATTGCCAGTTGCTCTATCTTGACGATCAATTTGAATGTAGTACTTATCAAGATCTTGAGAACTACTCAGTAGAGCATTTGCTGACATATTATGTTGCTTATTGATCTTAGTAAGTGATACTCCATTCAGTTCATATGGGAAGATCTGCGAATTTGTTGGATGTGATCTAACTAAAGATCCATCAATTCCTCTAGTTCCAATTCCAAGAGTTCCAGATCCACCACTTCCTGCAGTAATTGAATCATAGTATACAATTTCATTATTGATTTTTGCAAATCCTTTAGAAGTGGTTATACCTTCGAATGTTTCGAAGATCGAAGTATTTGCAACAGAAATACTTGCAGATCCAATGGTCAATTCCGCAGACAATGTGGACGGAACGGTATTTGGCTCAATATCTGATAAGGTGACAATATTATTTGTCGCGTGCATACCGTGCCCATATTGATTAACCTCAATAACATTTCCTTCATAAAGGGAATTGACAACAGATGAACTTAAAATGTCTGTATTTGCAAAGGAAACCGCAGTTGATCCATTATAAACAACAAGATCATCATTGGTAGTAAATTCTTCACCTTGAACATTTGTAAGATACAATGTGTCTTTACCATCTAAGGTCTTGACCGTTACACGACCATCAGTTCCTTTAGCCACGCTGCTAGTTGTAACTCCAACAACATCACCAATTACGTATCCATTACCTTTTGTCGTAATTGAAACTGATGAAAGTTTGTTTGCAGAGACAACTACTGTTCCTCTAGCACCACTTCCAGATCCAGTGATAGTATAAAGTGGAACATCTGAGAATGAACCATTGCTGTATCCAGCACCAACATTAGATACTTCTGTAGTTTGTAGTCTTCCACCAACTTGTTCAATGTACCCATATGGTCTTGTATCAGTTCCATCGCTTACCTTTCTACCAACTTGTAAGATGGCATCCATAGTTGAAGTTGTGGTAATTCCAACTTTTAACTTTCTAGGTAAAGTCTTGATTGGGTCGAGGGTTAACTTTGGAAGGTTAGCATCAATGGTTGTTAATGGTGTATTGTAGAAATATGCAGTTCCTTGGGATGTTGCAAAGTTTGCTTTATAAAGTTTGAACTTGAGATCTTCAAATTGGCTTGCTGTCCAGATTGTGCCGTTTTGCGACTTGAACAAACTTCCACCAACATACTGTTTGGTTACAATTACGCTTTCAGCATTCGGTAAGGTAGTTGTATTTACCGTCTTCTCACCCATTCTAGCAATCCACGCTTCATAGTTGTTTGTGGTTGGTGCAAGAATTACGATTGCATATTCTTTAGATGGTTCAAGATAAATTGGAGATGGGAAAGTAACTTTAGTTGCAACAGTTCCATCTGAAGAAGTATTGACCTGTGATGGTTCCAGAGTTACTCTTGAGAAATCATCGACCAATTGATCGGTAGGAGTACCGAGTTCAACTGTGCGTACTTCAATCGTAACCTTTTCATTCTCATCTTTGTTTGCAAAGAAAAGATCAACAGCGGTTAAGAACGCACCAGTTTCATCAACAGTGAATGACTGTGCCAGTGGATCTTTTCCACCGCCTCTGTTCTGTGGAGGTGCTGGTGGTGGTGGGGGTGGTCTTCTTACAATCACCCTCGTTTGCCTAAATGTATCAACAATTCCACTAGTAGTGTAAGTTGTTTCGCCACTACTAATCAGGAGACTTCCAGGGAGAGGTTGAGCATTTGTGCTGCTAGAAGTGATCTTAAAGGTTCTTGTACCAGTTTCAAAGCGTAATGGTGGCGGAGGGGACGCCAGAGGGTCCCTGAAGAAGAATGAACCACCAACATCACCAAAAGTATCAGTGACAAGTCTAACGTCGCTTACAACCGCTTGTGCGCCACTGGTTTCACCAACCAGAACCATACCTTTAGTTACATATCCAAAATATCTACCCTGAACTTCATCGGATAAAGATTCGGAATCAACATTAAGGACAGTGGAAGATGCTGAATATGTAGTTGGTAATGTTAAAGATCTATCGTAAGGATTGAGACTAATTGTTGTTGTGGGATTATTGTATGGTCCAGTTTTATGGTTTGGTTGAATCGCTCTTGCTCTGAAGATTCTTGTTCCACCACTAGATCTATTACCATTAATAAATCCTTGGACATTTTCACCAACGCTGAACACGCCAGATGACATTGTAATTTCAATAAGTTTTGGTGCAATATCAATACCACTAGCACTATCAAAGAACTGATAGTGTCTTGCTAATGGTCTTAATCCACCAGCAGTAAATGAAACATTCCTAGATCTAATGTGAGTATCTGGTGTTGAAGAAATTTTGATAGTTTCGATGTATGAACCATCAAAGTCTCCAACAATTGATCTTTCACCACCATCAATAAAGACGTTTCTTACCCAGTTATCGGAAGCAGGTGAAAGTTCAATTCTGCCAGTAAAGTCAATCATATTAAATGGATTGACATTTTCAACTCTTGATGCTAAAGGTTGTTCAATCCAAGTTTTTTCGGTATACTTGAGAGTAATTAAGTCTCCAGTTTTTTGTACATTTGAGTCAAGAAGTTGCAGATTCTGTGTGAAGTCTGCAGTATCAAGATTAATTGATGGTTCTAAAGCTACTTGTGGTTTCAGTGAGTAGAAATCAATTGGTGTTGTGAGTTCATTATTTGAACTATCAACATTGACTTCAGAATCATTTTTATCTAATCTTCCAACATCTTTAAAGTCATCTACAAAGAACCCAGATTTAAATCTATCAAATCCATCAGCATCTCTAACCTGGAGTGATTTTGTATCGAGTTCAAGTAATGAGAGAGATGTGAGAGTTTCTAAAGTTTCTACACGATCTTCAATCTTTCCAATGTCACGCATTGTATATCTTCTATTATCAGTAATAGTGATCTTTGCGTCTTTTACATTGTAGAGATATGCTGGTAACTCAATTGTTGCAATTTCCATTGCACTATCAACATTTGACGGTGCTTTTGGATTTACTGCAGATACGCCTTTTGTTACACTAAAGTTTCCTTCTTTATCAAGAGAAACTTTATCTATTCTTGGCAGGTAATGCGAATAATCTACAACAGATCCTTCTAAAGGTGCAACAACCAATGTTGGATTAGTTCCTGCTGTTGCAAAAGTTCTGCTAGAGAAAGCAAATGGTGAAGAAGTGGTTGATGTAAATTGTGCTACTCTTGGTCTAAAATCGAGAACATTAGATACTCTAATTCCACTTGGTAAAACTGGAATATCGTACTTATATCTTTCAGGGTCGTAAGAATTTACAGTGTAGACATCACCGAGATCATTTGATGGGACACGGTAATAATCAAAAACAACTAAGAGGCGACGAGATGGGATATATCCATCATTTTTTCTAACTATCCTAGAGTAGTCATAATATTGTTCTCTTTGTGCTGTGTCTAATCTATAATGTGAGGTAACATTTTGATAGTTGCCTTTGTTGATTGTTGCAATAGCTGACTGAATATTTGACTCTTGGAAAGTGACTGTCTCCCCAACAGCAAACTCTGCGTCATTTAATCTTACAATTTCAACTTTTGTAGCAGAAGATCTAGTTACAACTTGTGCTAAAGCTCCACTATCTTTTCCTAAGATTTTCTCACCTAAGATGGAATTTGTATCCAAGGAAAGACCTGAAGGGAACTCTAAAGAATCTAAAACTGGTGCGGATGTGTTCAGGGATTCAAATACACCAATCAATTTAACAACATCTGGCAAATTCAAACATATTTCTCTATCTTCAATTCTAGTTCCATAAAATGGACTTGTTGACAGTCCAGCAAGTGATGTTGAAATTCCTGAGGATGTATTTGTTATATTAACTTTTTCACTTCTAACATATTCTTTTTGCTTTTCCTTTATTCCAATCTTTTTAAGAGTGGTATTTACAGTAACATCGCTTGTTTGTGATGCAAGCAATCCTTGAATTGTAACGCTTCCATCAGTTGCCAATGTAAATTGATCTGAAGTCAGTTGCTCATATCCATTGGATCCGGAATAGACAATAGAATATCTGTCAGCATCAAAAGTTTCATATCTGGAACTTGTAATACCAGTTTCACTTGGAGTTAGAGTTAACTGTCCAGAAGAGTTTGTACTTTTTTCTCTTATCTGCTTTACAACTGTCAGATTTGATCCTGACAACCCAACGGAAGAAATATTATCCTCTTCCAGATGTGCATACAAACCACCTTTTTCCTGTACAACAGGAACACCAATGCTAAAGTTTACTGTTTGTGTTGATGATGGTAAATTTCCATCACATACATTAGAAACGTCTGTAGCAGCTTCCAATGTCAATACTAGTCCATCAGAAGAAACACTCTGAACCCTATTGAATGTTTCTACAGAAAGATCACTAGTTTGATATCTAATGATTGCATCACTCTTAATTCCAACAAAATTCTTTCCAGGAACTGTAGCAATACCTGCAGTACTAATTGTAATAGTATCAGTTATGCTGAAATTAGTTGCAGTTTTCTTTTGTAAAACAAGGTCTGCAGAGAAATCTACTTTTAGTTCTCCACCACTAACAGTTCCGGTCGAATCTTGATAAACTGATTTTACATCTTGAATACCGAATGTTTTTACAGTTTTAACTGATCTTGAAACCTCAGTAGTTCCATTGATTCTTAACTGCTCACCAGCAATAAAAGTTCCTGACGTTTGAGTCAGCATAATTGTTGCGCTGGATGCTGCAGTGACAACAAATCCAGATGCTCCGCTACTTACACCTTCAACAAAAGATGTTGCTGGACATTGTGTTGAGTTGAGATCTTCATTAACAACAATTTCAGTATATGTTTGAACATCAAACAAATACAAATCAAATTCCGATGCATTATTTGAGTATGGTGCATCACTTAAGTTATATGCATATATTCTTGCTTCACCAATTTTTGTGCTATTTGTAGGTATAGCAGTTGCAAATTGTGTTGTTTTTCTTCTGTTGTGAAGTTCTACAGTATTACTATTATTATTAATCCCTATAAAAGGAAGACCCGCCGCAAAATTAACTTTGAATAGAGTTCCGAACTCAAAAGGTACTAATGCATTGGTGACTGTTCTAGTATCTCTTGGTTTCTCTACATCTAATACTGTGGTTGATACAGTTTCAATATCAAATCCTCTAACGTATGCTTTTCCTGGTGAAACTTTTACAGCAAGTAAATCTTCTGATGGGGTATTGAGTTGATCTGTTACCTGCCCATCAAAGTAAACGCCATCATTGGATAATCTATCATTTAAAGATTCTGCTATTTGGACACCAAAATTTCCTAAGGAATAATCGCCAGATTCTTCATAGGTTCTTTTAGCAAAATAGTCTCTAATTATACTGTATACTGAAGTATTTTGAAGTTTCTTAATTTCTCCGTTTTCAATCCTAATTAACTCGACAAAATTTTTGTCGTCAAAATCTGTTAATAATTTTTTAGTAAGAGTTGTGGATATTTTTAATCTATCTGCACCTGGAGCAGCATAGTTTGAAAATCCTTTAGCATTATCGTATAATGCAGAATCATCCTTAGCAGTTATAATTTCTTCAGATATGCTAAGACCAACTCTATATGATGGTGTGTTGCTATATGGATCAAGAATTACCTTGTCTTCGCTAACATCTACAAAGGTTCCTCTGATAAAATATACACCATTACCAATAGATACGTTACTTCCTATTGCAGAAGAATTTTCTGAAACTACAGAAGCTACAGTATCTCCAGCATTGATATTGGTATTGCCATATGTAAAACTTTCTTCAGTAATTAAAACCTCACCATCAGAGAAAGTTGCTACTTCTTCAGTAGTTCCTGCTTGGTGATACCTTACAAACAGTGTAAAATCTGTGATCCCTTCTGTTGGTGAGATATTTTCATATTTGTCAACAGACGCAACTACACCAGAAGACTGACCTCTGAGTCTCTTACCTACAAGTTTATCTGCATAATTAATAATATCTATTCCCAAATGATCTGAATTTACTTTAATGCAAGTATATTCACCATCATAATTAATATTTCCAGGGATCACCATAGATCCCTCTTTGAATATATGACTTCCGAAAGACTCGATTTGATTTTGCAGCATTGACTGCAAAGTCGTCAATTCTCTTGCTTGAACAGGAAATCCTGGTTTAAATAAGACCCTATAAAAATTATCGTCCTTATCAAAATCGTCAAAATAAGGGCTTATATTGAGGTTCGTTTTCTGTGGCATTTTTTAGAATTCCAGGATAATTTTAACGTCTTCTTTTTGTCTAGAATTTCTTGAAATAGCGGGTCTATTATCAATGTAGATAATGTCCCCTGATCCTTTATTTATCTCAGGAGTAGCAACTCCATTTGTAAACTGGACACCGAGTGAAATAACTTTTGATCCAGTTGGATTTGTTGAAACTCCAGTAAATCCAGTATCAATTGAACCGGAAAATCCACCAGTGCTAGTAATAGCATTTGCATTTGATGCAAACTCATAAACTTTTGCCGAAGTTGAAACTCCAACATAGTCAGTTTGATCAAAAGTAGTCTGATTTAAGAATGATGAGCGATCTTGAACATACTTCAAAATCTTTGTTTCGGTATCATATGAGAACACATATCCTTTAGCAGTTCCCCCAGTAACAGACTGCTTAATTGCATCTCCAATGGAAAGGGTGCCAGTTACTGATGAAAATTTAATTGCTCCCAATGATGAGAACTGATTTTCAGTAAACACTGAAGTTGAACCAACAGATGTTGGATTTTTTACAACACCAATTTGAGAAATTGTAGTGTCTATTGGGAAATCCTTTGTAGAATCATCAAATCTTGCATAAAGTAAAACACGCTCAGCACCAAGTTCTCTATAAATGTCAAATCCATGTCCCTTTGATGGGGGTATAATTGGAATTAACTTTGCTTTGGTTGTTGAATTGGAGTTAATTGATCCGAGATCAACGATTCCAAAACTATAATTTTTTCCACCAGAAGATACAGATGCACTGGTTATTCTTCCACTGCTATCAACATCAAGAACTGCTTTTCCACCTGTACCATCTCCAAGAATATCAACCTCATGAGTTCCCTGAGAATATCCAGCTCCTCTATTATCAATGTATATTTTCTTTATTTGATTTTCATTTACAGTAGAATCTCCATTATCTCTAACTGCTACAATTTGAGCATTGGTTGATGAAGACCAATCGTTTGGAAGAGTAATATACTCTGTGGAATCAAACTTTATAATATCACTTGGAGTTACAGTAAACAAATATTTCCAAACATATCCATCACCACTTACACCAGCACTTGATGGTTCCAAATCAGTAAAAGTTGGTTCATCCAGTGATGCATTTCCAGTTGTGGAAATCCCAGATGATCCATTATCAATACAAATATAAACCTTATACTCACTATTCATTACATAATAGTTTGAGTCATAAAGTCTTGCTGACTTTGTAATTGGTGAAAGGTTATCAACACTATAGTCCTGCCTATACATTTCATAACGAGTTCCCCTTGTCCAGTCAACCCTTCTAACAACTCTTCTAACATTAGAAGATGTTATTTTTTTACCAAAGGACATGTTGTCACCAACAAAACTTTGATAATCAAAATTATCAACTGGACTTGGTGTATCAGTGTCCCAGGTAGAGGACTTACCAAATCCACTGGCAGTTGGGTTTGCTAGTCCTACAAAAACATAATATGAATTAGAAGTATTGGTGACGGAATCTACAAAATTTCCCGCATTTAATATTCTAAACTGATCTGTTACAATTGCCGCCATCGTGCTAGCTTTTTTCTATATTTATAACTTATCCTAGATCGTTTCTGAGAGCACCTGTGTCTCTATGACCAAATGTTCTTCTTTGAATTGTTGGATAAGTGCTAAGTCCTGAGAAAGTCAATCCAGTTACACCAATTGATATTGGTGAAGAAGATCTTGAAATTCCAGCAAGACGACCCCAAGAGAATCTACCACAAGTAACAAATCCTGTTGCAGATATTTCTGATGTGGTTGTTGTTGAAAGAATGTCAGCGACAAACTCAGCATTCGCCGCTGCAGATGAGAATGATCTAACTATGTAAACATTATCTGCAAATGTTGTTCCAACACCAACTATAGCGGCATCTTGAGCATTATTGATTGAAGTTACACCAGAACCAACTATTGTATCTACAATCAAAATTGGATATCCATTGTTAAGGTCGGTATATTGTGATGAAGATGAAGCATTCAAGAAGAACTTAAGACCCAGAGTTCCATTTCCACCACTACCTGTTGTTGTAGTAATTCCAGTAACAATTCCACTTCCACCCTGAACAATATCAATTGAGGTTACATTTTCATAAGAAATATTTGTTGTTGGTGCCAATACTTTAGGAGCATTTGTATGCGTATATCCAAATCCAGGATTTGTAATATTTGCAGTTCCGCTTAAAGATCCATTAGATACTGGAATTGTTGCAGAAGCTGTAGTTCCAATGCCAACTCCAATTATTTTTGGTGCTGCGATAGAAACTGTAATTGCACTACCCACATATCCAGATCCACCATTACTGATGGTCAGAGCACTAATGGTTCCAGCAGCAGATACGGTAGCAGTTATTGCTGCAGAAACTGGATCACTAGATCCTTGATTTATGATTAGTGCATCTACACTACTAATGACAATTGAAGATTCATTTTCTTCATAGTTGAAGAATTGGGCATCATCTACAAATATTTCAGTTGATGCATCTGTAACATCTCCAATAATTCTTGCTGTTGGATAAACCAATGATTCAATGGATGGTCTTGACTTATAAACATAATCGTTGTTTATAAATCTATCAACTTTCTGTTTGATCCAATTAAATGGTCTTGCGGTGTTTTCACTAATTCCAATACCAGTATACAAATTAGTTTCAAGTAAATCCGAAGTAACAATACCAACAACTGTTCTTGGCTGTTGTGAATTTACACCACCATGTTTGATGAGTTGAATCTCATCACCTTCTTTGATAGTCTCAATAACTTCTACTGAGAAACTATCAGTTCCACGTGTACCTCTATAGAAGAAGATTGAAACTTTATCTTCTGGTCTTGGTGCTTCACTAAACTCAAATGATGTTCCACCCGAGAAATTATAATGTGATCCAGGTTCCTGAACAACTCCGTTTATGAAGATTAAGAGAACAGCATTTAAATCTATGTCTGGATCTCCATCCCCAACTTCGAAACTTAAAAGTTCACCCTGATAATACAGTGGGAATCTAGTTCTAACTCCATTTTGTAAAGTTGTAACTGGATCGATGAAATCGAGTTCACCAAAAGTCCATGAAGAGAATGAATCTGAGAAAGTATCAAGAACTTCAAGTTCAAAATCTGCAAGTGGTGAAGCAAGACCTTTTGCTGTAACTAGTCCAACTGGTTTAAATTTATCTCCAGGTTTGAATCCATAACCAGGTCTAGAAATCCTAAAGGATGATACTTCAAATAAAGTGGATCCAATACCAGTTGTTGATACTGCACCAACATCTACTGTTAAGAGTAATCCCTCACCAGTATCTGTAGTAGGTCCTATTCCACGACGCGATACTCCAACAATTGGAAGATTCTCATATGATGGTGCTGGAATACTAATGATTGGGTCTGTATATCCAGATCCACCAGAATTAACTGTAAAGATCAAAGTTCCACCAACACCAACTGTTGCGGATACATCAGCACCACTTCCAGGCGATGCTCCATATTCGGTAACAGCAATCGATACAGAACCTCTATATCCAGATCCGTGAATATCTGTAGATCCTAAACCAACAGATTGAATGACTCCACCCGATACAACTACAGTTACTGCAGCGCCAACTAAAGGTGCAAATCCAAGACCTGGTGTTGATCCAAGAGAAACAATAACTCCACCTCTTGGTAATTGATTTTTGTTTACATCCTCAGGTGAAAGTACTAACTGACCATTCGACGATGTGATTCCAGTGAATACAACACTTGAAACTCCAACAGAACCTTCTTCGAAGTTGTAGTTATTTCCAACGTTATTTGATGTTATTGGGGTTTGGAATATATCATTAATAAACAGAACTCCACTTCCAGTTTCAATCCCAGTTGTATTAGCACCACCAACAGTTACTGTATAGGTTTTTCCTATACCAGTAAATGATTTTGAAATACTGTCAAATACTTGGTTTGTAGCATAATCTTGTCTCAGATAAACTCTTCCACCAAAGGATGATTTTACCTTAGTTAGATTATCTAATCCAATTAATTGTCCAAGATCTCCTCTTGGGGGTTCGGTAAAGTGAATTTTATTCTTGACAATATTAAAGGATCCAACATAAACCCTAGCATTATCACCATCACTATGACTTGTTGCAGAAGATCCAACAAATCCTCTTTCAACTTTAACCAGGTTGAAACTACCAGTACCACTAATTGGACCTACAGCAGTTGTTCCAATACCAACACCCTCGACTTTGACATATTCATCATTAACTTTCATTATATCTCCAGGAAGAATGGAGGAAATACCAGTCAGTGAGAAGAATGTAGATCCTACCGATATCGTTCCACCATTGTCAGTTAAATCGTAATTAATTGGTGTGAATGCAATTGGACTTTGTACAACACCATTGATAGAAATAAGAGACTTGCTAAGTTTCTTATACATTTCAAGTGTATGTGCATTTCCACCACCAGCATCAGTGAACGTTACTGCAGTGCCAGCATTTGCATTTGCTTCACTGGTTGCTAGTTTGAATTGATTTGAATTTACACGTATCGCATATACTTCCGTAGACAATCCAACGGAAGATCCTGCAATATTCATTACAGTCCCAGCAACTCCAGTAAATGTCGAGCCAGCATCATAGATCAATCTTTCTCCAGTATTGAAGAAGTGGTCGTCAATTGTAAATATTCCTGTTCCCTGATCAAGAACGGATGAAGATGCAGGATTGAATGTTTTGGCAAAAACTGGGATGGTATCGTGTGTTAAATCAAATGCTGTTTTATTGCTTCTATCTCCATTTCTAGAATTATATGCAGAAACAATTAGTTCTTCATTTACTGGACCATATGTCAAGATGTCGGCAACATTATTCAAATCACTTTCTGATTGAATAATCTCACTGTATGTTTGAACAACAATTGATTGGTCGCTAGAGATTTCAGGATCTGGATAGAATTTCAATATAAAATCTGATCCTGATAACTCTGATCCAAAAGTACCAATTCCACTTGTACTTCCAATAGACAAGAATGGATACTGCATTGTGTATGCGGATGTATCATCATGTGTTACAAGTAACTGGTGGAGTGCAGTAGTGTTTCCATAACTTACTCGTGCAACAGACTTAATTGTTGTTACATCAGTCTTAGAAACACTAATTGGGGTAGAAATTCCTGTAGTTGTTTCAAAATTAGTCTGAAGTCTTGCTGAATTTTCTGTTCCTTCTGGTTGTGAACCAGAAAGGAATCTATATGTCCCAACACCAACAGATGTTGTGCCAAATCCAACTGCTATAGTTCTAACTAACACTGCATCCGACTCAGTGCTGTTAGTATAATCTAATGTAATAACACCAGAATTAATACTTCCTTTAAAGGTTCCTATAAAATTATCGGACAATTGTGTAGATTCATCATTGTCAAAATAATATTCCGATATAAATGTGTCAGATCCATCATGATCTAAGTAAAGTTCGACGATAGTTCTATCTTTTGAAGTGGTATTGAAAATTTCAACATTGGCAAAAATACCTTCAGTTTTATCAACTTCTCTAGAAACCAGAGAAACAGTTGTGCCAACTCCAACAGTAGTTGTTACTCCAACAAGATCAACAAATCCAATTGTTCTAGTATTAATTCCAGTTAGGGTGGTGTTGAATTGATTTTTCAATATTTTGATATCATAATCAGTATTAAAAGACTCTAGTGGCACAAATCTCAATGCAAGGTCGTTTGTATTTGCATCAACATCCCCCAACTTTAAAGTAGTATCAACAGTATTATTACTTGTTCTTCCACTAGTAATAGATGCTTTTTCTACAGTTAGTAAATTATTATTCTGTGATGGAACAGTAATAACTTCCAACACTTGAGTTTCTAATCCATCAGTGCTCTTAATTTGGATAAGATATCTACCATATCCATCAGTGATAGAAATGGAATCGAGATCTACATATAAATCGGTTTCACCATCATTGTTTGAGAATAAATCTTTGATGTCATCTAAAATTAAAACTCTATTTGTGGAGCATTTGATATAATCTGCTAATTTTTTATTTTCAAGTTTAACAAATTTTGATGATCCATTTTGAGTATCTACATCAAGTCCAAAGTCAAAATATTTTACAACATCAACTCTGTTATCGCTAATAATATCGATAAGTGCAATACTTGTAGCGGCAGCAGTAGTACCGACTCCTACTCTAGTTGTACTTGTAATTCCAGTATCTGAGAAATTTTTGAGTCCTGAAGTATGTAAAAGTCTATTTACAGGATCAATCATCTCATCATATGTTATTGGACTCTTGATAGTGTAGGAAAGATTTTGATAATAATCATTATCTGGGGTTACTTGCAAATCAGAGTTTAAGGTTCCAATATCATTTACCCAACCCCTATTTGTATCAAGAGAATAATTGATGTTGAAGAATCCTTTATTGTTTTCAATAGATTCTACAGTTGCCTCTGTTCCTGATTTCTTACCAATTAACTTTTCACCAACAGAGAGTTCATAAGATCCATATACTTTAAGAAGATCATTTCTATTGTCAGTGACTATGAGGTCTCTTTCTACATAATTTGAATTTTCCAATGTTAAAATCTTTTCAGAATCATGGAACTCTAAAGAAGACTGGATAACATCAAATGTGGGATAATTTGACTGCTTAATCAAATTGGCATAAGCATTTTGATTGGTGGCTGCAACTCCAGCATTAGTTGCAATGCCGGACATGTCAAATTCAACTGTTGCGGGATTTGTATTTGTATATTTTGTTATTGGGAAGAATTTATATTGATAATTTGCAGAATTGAAACCATCACCATCCGTTCCAATTTTCTGTATTCCCTCAACAAATACACTATCTCCAACAGCAAATGGAGCAGTACTGAACCCTAAAATAGGAGTTTGTAGTGTACATGTAACTATTCCAGCTGGAGAAGATACGCAACTTTGAATTCCAACACCATTAGTGTTGTTTATCGCATATACAACGTTTTCTATTTCATTCAGTCCTTTTGGTGATTCTAAAATATTTACGGCAACAATAGAAGTTCCCTGAAGAACTGCCTCAAGTGTGCCAGACTCAACAGAAAGTCCAGTAGTTGGATCTACGATTATCAGATCTGGTGCAGAAATATAATTTTGTCCACCAGAAGTTACATTGATTGACGATATTGTATTTCTATTACTTAAACGAACATTTGGTGATATGTATGCCTCAGGACTTAATGTCTTATCAGCAGAAAAATCAAATCCTTGATCATCAATAATAACTTCTTTAATTTTACCAATCGTCTGTGATTTTGGAACAATATCAGCATTTACACCATCTGTAGATGCAATACTAACAAATTCTGGTAATTTTTTATAGTTAGATCCACCAGAAGTAATCCTTAGTGAATTTACACCGCCTTTTGCTGTTACTGATGTAGTTGAATATTTTGCCTGGGCAAATTCAGTAGAAGCATAAGAAAGTTTTTCTGGAACTTCATTCAGTGCTATTTGGAAAGTGGTTGATCCAATACCAGAAATTGAGTAAGTTCCAGTATAAGAACTATCATCAAATAATATCTCTGAATAATTTTTTACAGTTGTATCAGAACTACTAATATATCCAGATTTTTCTAAAGTATAATATAGTTTTGCTGGCAATTTGTCGCTGTAGTTTAAGGTGACAGTTCCAACACCAGTGGTTCCTATACCAATTGTTCCAACGCCAATTACACTTGCTGTTGTAATTGTTCCGCCAACAGAAACTAATTCATTTCTAAATTCTCTATCATAGAAGATTTTAAAATTATATCCACTCAATGAAGTATCTGTTACATTGAATACTAAATTATTATTTCTAATAACTGGTATTTGTGGATTAACTTTTGATAATTCATGCCCAGCACCACCAGTAGAAGCGAAACTTACGATAGTTGGTGGGATTGAAATAGAATCATTATATGTTTCAGATAACTGAATCTTATCATCGTCTACTCTATAGACATAATATGATCCTGTTTCAAGACCAGAAATAATCAAATCCGAAGAATTATAGAAAACTTTTTCTCCAGTTTCAAATCCGTGTGATGTAATTGTTAATTCACTTGTTGCTGTTCCAACAGAAGTTGAAGTGAATCCCACGGGGTTGACTAACAGTTTACCCTCATCTGCATTATATTTTACAAAAATACCAGTAGATGTTCCAATCCCAACGGAAAGATTTGGTTTAAGTGTCAGTGAGATTAAATCACCATCACTCAATCCATGATCTGTTGAAACAGAAACTGTAGATGCAATTTTTTGTACTTTTGCAGTAACCTGATTGAAGGTAGATTCTAATGAATATTTGAAGTCGTCACTATCACCATTTGCAGTAAATGATCTAAAGTATAATCCGTTTGTCGTTACTCCAACTTGTGTTGAAAGACCAATGTAATCTCTACCCTTATTAACTACGTATAAAGTCTCAGAAGTTGTAGATGGAATATTGAATGTAGTGCTAGTTTCAGTGTTTGAAACTGAAATTTTCGAAGCTCCACTTACTGTTCTCAGTATAACTTGTTGATTTGTCTTAAATGGATGATCTGGAAGATATATGCTTTGAGTTGGGACTGATATAATTTTTGCATTCAATCCAACAGTATATACATTAGATATTCCAATTCCAGTGGTAGATCCTATACCGACTTGTTGTTGAGGATTAAAGTATACTTTTTGATTTAAATTTGAATCAAAATCAGTAGTATTAATCTTCAATATCAGATTGTTAGTAACTTCTGTAATTTTAGTTGATACTGTGTGTCCAGCACCAGATAGTCCTCTAGCAACTCTTAATACTTTGGTATCTTGGAATACATTTAAAACAGAAAGTCTTTCTGTTCCTATTGCTACTGTAGATCCAACCGAAATAATTTTAGGAGTATTGGAAACATAGATATCAGTTACAAATCCAGAGACTGAATTGCTGGAAACTGGTCCAGATAGATATAAAATTTCAGAAGAAACCCCAACAGTATGTTTGTTCGTCAAACCTTTAATATAAGTTGAAACTCCCGATACAGAAACTTTGTTTCCATCCTGAATTGTATGTGGTTCTGTTGTTTGAATTAGTACTTCAGTATCACTAGATCTTAATACTACAGAATCAGAAAATGTTTCAACACTTGTAGATACATTTACAATATCTTTTCCAGTAATGGATTGAACATAAGCACCAAGACCACCACCATTAGTATCTGTATTATCAAACGATGCTAGATCATACACCGAATAACCAGATCCAGGTTCTCTAATATAAAAATCATCAACAGAACCTTTTGTTATTGATTGTACCGTAGCTCTTTGAATGAGAATTTTATTTGGTTCTGAAATAAAATCATTTGATGAATATGAATCATCAGTTCTATATGGGAAGGTATTTCTTCTTAATTTTGAATCATTAAAGTTGAAAGTTTGATCGACATTTTGGGATACTGGTAATGATCTGTACGTATCTCCAACAAAATATGGGAATTGTGGAATTAGTGAACTTGATACTGGATCAGTAGTTATTCCTGCAAAATATGCATAAACTCCATTGGGAAACTCTGGGGTTTTTGCAAATCTTCCATTATGCTCATCTAAACTTCCAGAATTATCAAACTTATAATCATCAGTAAAGAATCCATCAGAAAATCCAGATGGTCTATCAACTACACTAGATGTAGATCTAATATAACCAGATTGTAACTGTACAATAGTTGAATTACTATCAAGTGGATCTAAATGTCCATATGGACCATAGATTGGATTTCCATCATGTGCCCATCCAATAATTGGTGAGTGGGATGCTCCATTATCCGAGAAAACAGAATTTCCAATTTCTGTACTATATCCAACAAAACTATATTTTAATCCCTGGGAATTTTCAGATACTAGTTCTTGTCCAAATCTACTATAATTGTCTACGGTTAAGTCTCTTACAGATGCTCTAGCATTTGCATTTGAACCGACAGATTTTGCGCTGACTGTGGTATTTGATGCTCCGTACCCAACTCCACCATTTAAGACAACTACTGAGCTTACTTTTTGGTTTGAAATAACTGCTCTTAGTTTTGCACCAACTCCAGATCCAGAAACAATAAGATCTGGTGCACTAGTATATTCTGAACCGCCGTTTGTAATTTGAACACTTGCTATTTTTCCATCAATGACGTTTGGTTTTAATTCAACATCTTTTCCAGTTTTGAAGGAAACATTAGGTCTCTTATGGAAGTTAAGAATGGTTGATCCATATCCAGTTCCAGTTTCATAAAGGTAGAGATCTACAATTTCACCTCTAATCTGTGGAGTTGCAGTTATAACTCCAGTAACACCATCAAATTCTGCATTAATCGTTATAGTAATATCTTTGTATGCAAAATTTTGATATCCAGATCCAGTTGAAGTTAACTTAACAAATTTTCTTCTACTGTAGTTTTCACTAAATTGGGTGGTTCCTACACCAGGATCACTCAATCTAAACGTATTATCATCAAGTTTTAAAACATAGTGCTCATCTCCACTAGTCAATCCTCCAATTTCAGTTCCATCCGTAGTATAAGTGATAATATCACCATCATTGAATCCATGGTTTTCAAAGATAACGGTATTATAAACCGTAGAGATTCCTGTAGGTTTTACAATCAGTTTTCTGTTTTCATAACCACTACCAGGACTAATAACTTTGATTTCCTTTAAAGTATTTTTTCCATCAAATAATCTAAATTTATGAATCCCTTGTGTTGTAGATGTTGTAAATCCAACCGTGTTAATACCACTAGTATAATCATTAAAAGTTTGATACAACTTGATTGTGGATGTATTAACTATTTCTGCAAAATATGCCGACCCACTGTGTAGAGTTGAAGTTTGATCTACATTACTTCCATTAAAAGTACCTATGCCAATTTCAGAATTTCCATTTTTATTGTATACAATTTTATCACCATTTCTTAAATTGTGATTTTTTAAGAAGGTAATTGTGTCATCATTAATATCAATTCCTCCACCACCTGTCGATTCTCTTGCATCAAATTCTACCTCACGGTATCTTGTTTCTAAAATAGGTTCTAAAATAGCACCGTTACCATTACCACCACTAATAGTAATTGACTGAACACGTCTAATATCAAAATCTTGTGGGTCTACATGTACAGACTTTACAGAACCCCTCACAACTGGTCTAATTAATGCGGTAGTTCCACCACTAACTACTGAATTTCCTAAAGTTACAGTTGGTGGATTTATGACATCATAGTCAGATCCAGCATTTAACAGATCAACCTTTCCTACAGGACCATAATAAATTTTATCAAATGATTTATAGTTTGAAATTTCAACACCATTAATCAATAATCCAACGCTTCCGGGCAGAGTTTTTACGCCTGTTCCGTTTTTAATATTTTGTCCTGATGGGAATTTACTTAAAAGTGCTTGGGGATATATTAAACCTGTTTTTTGTCTTGCTAATGTAAAAGTGTGAGATCCACTTGAATTTGTTGATGAAAACTCAATTGGAGTATCACTTTCTATAAATGAGGGTGATTCATATAGTTTAATTTTATTATTTTGAGAAAGAACCTTAACGTAATAAGTTCTTTCAGATAATCCATCAAGGGTATCAATTTCAGCAGTGTACTGTACTTCATCACCAGTTACAAATGGTACACTTGAACTAAAAGATAATACTGAGTATTTTAATGTTGATGTGTTATATCCTTCAAGGGCACTTCCACTAGCAGAACTAATCGTTGCTTTCTTTACATCTTTTGTGATTTGATATGATGGTAAAGAGTTTGACGCTACATAAAAATTCTCATCATCCTCATTATACAGATTTTGAACATCACTAGTCAAACCATCATAAGCAACTGGAATCGAAGAACTTGATGCTGTTTTTAATTTTCTTCTAATTGTATAATCTACATCAGCAGATGGGGAAAATCCTCCAAGATTGCCAAGTGTTATTTGGCTATTAGATACGTTAATAGATAAAACAGTAACGTTCTCTCTAGAAATTGTCTGAGTAGATCCTTGAAGAATATCTACAGTATCTCCAACTCTAAGACTGGACTTATCAATAGATGATTTTAATGTGAAAGTCGAACCAGATATAGAGTCAACTTCAAATCTTACTGTAGTATTATAAATCCAAGAATTTGCAAAAATTTGCTTATACTTCTTATCAGTCTCTGGATTTTTGATTATTTCTCCAACGTTCTTAACATATAACGTCTGACCCTCAGATACTAAGGATGGATCACCAACTTTTTCAAATTCTGAGAGTACTCCACCTACTCTAATTTCTACTTTCTTGGTAGTATCTCCATTTTCATATCCAAAGAAAACTTCACTAGTTCTAATCTCTGAAGATACACCAATCTCTTCATCAATTCCAGTACAGTTTAAAAACTGATTTACAGTTTTTTCTCCATAGGAAATTATATTATTTCCAGACACTAAAGTTCCAGTTGTTCCAAATCCAACCGTAGAATCTACAGTAATAACTGAAGAACCAACAGATACCTTAGTGATCGACTTTACTTTTGGTTGAACTGCAAAAGTACCTTCAACAGTGCTTCTATCGGTATATCCAACAAATAAGTTTAACTTATAATATGTACTAATTCCAGATCTCGTAAAGATTTCTACTTCAGAAACAGACGCTCTAGTATTTGCATCAGCAGAATTTATAATGGTTTGTCCAACTAATTTGTTTGGATCTCCAGAAATTCTTTCAGCAACTACAACTTCCCTCTTTAAAAACTCTGCACTTGATGGTTTAATTAGGTATCTTTCAAGATCTACTACAGTTGGAGTAACTCCATAAAGAACATTAAAGAGAATTTTGAAAGATTCTTTTGTTCCTTTTGCTTTATATAAAGATCCAGATTCTTTAATAAAATTATTTACATCAAGATTTGATACAAAATCAGTATCTTCTAAACCTGGAGTGAAAGTATACTTTAATTTCTTATAAAATTCTTTTAAAAATAAAGCACTTAAATTCTGTACAGTATCTCCTGCAGTGTGTGCTTCTTGAGATGTTTTATTAAATACTAATTCTTCAGAATTTAAATCAGTTCTATATGTTTGAATTCCACTAAAACCTCTAATACATCCAGTAAAGGTGTTTGTGGTGATCCCAGTGTAGGTAATGATTTCATCACCAATCCTGAACAAACCATACTCTTTAGGAAATCCCTTAGTTGAGTAGACCTGTACAGTATCGGTAGTTGAAGAAATACTAGAATATAAAGTAGTCTGACCAGAAATTACTTCCTGTGTCAGATTATCTAACTGTAAATACTGATCTAAGTTTTCAGCAACGTCCGATGGACCGCCTTGGTACTCTTGAGAAATATAATATTGCTTTAAAAAATCAACAGACTTTGGACTTTCAGAACGTAAAAATTCGGGAAGTTGGCTGTCAATGATTTGCTGAACCTTTACCCTCTGCTCAAACCCAGTTTGTATCATCTTATACCCTCTTTAGCTCTCCGTTTAAGTAACTAGAAGTCGATTTATAACCTACACCGGATGTTTGCTCTCCAGATGTAATTGTATCTCTCACCATATTTATGGCGCTATTTGAAACATCAAAGGACAAATACAAGTCCTTCAATCCTATTACATCATTTGATTCTGGTATTGCTTGAATTTCAACAACATTATTATTTTCTACGGTAGATGTAAATGTAATCGTATTAATAATTATCTCACCCTTGACGTAATCAACGGTTCCAATTGGATTTAAAGTTCTATCAATCATATAATTTCCAGTGGAATCCTTAAGATCTTTTGTGACTACCAGGATTCCTTTTCCACTTCCATCAAGTGTTCCGTCAGATTTTTTGTTTGGAACGTCTGTAAAGTAATATAATTCAGAACTACCAGCAATTGTAAACCCAGTGCTCTTAATGTTAAAACCTTCAACATTAATATGGAATCTATTTCCATAGCACAACTCATATTGTCCTGGTGCTTCTATCAAAGCATTCAGATTTCTTCTAATTCTAACGCGGGTGATGTTTGAAGAAATAGCATCATCGACGTTATCAATTGTCTGACAAAGTTTACTGTACTTAAATCTTCCACCAAACTGATTGATGTTTGATGATGAGAATGTATTTAAAACTGATATAACGTTTGTCTTCAGATCATTTACGCTTGAAACACGAGAACTATTGTAGTAAACTGCCGTGTCGATTTCAACGTAAAGAATTTTGAGATCAACAATCTGTTGATTTATACCAGAAATGCTATATTCTTTCAGTTTTGTGAGAATATTGTTCTTATCAAAGTCTGATACAAAGCTTCCATTCTTAGGTTTGATGCTAATAAAGACGTTTCCATACTGTGGTGGGTCCAATTCTTCACCACCAACGACAGAAACAGATTCTGTGTTTGGATAAATTGATTGAATAATTGCCTCATAGTCACGGTTAGTTACCGCTCTATACTGAGATGCATATATTCTTGGTGCAAAGTACTTAATTGATTCTACAGACTCAATGTCTCCACCATTTGCAGCAGAACTTACTGTTGAAACAGTAACAGATCCACTTGGAACAATGATGTTATCATCAGAGTCAGTTACTCTTCCAGAGAAAGAGAAGTTTGATGCACCGTTTCCAGTCTTACCATCTGTAATAATATAAGAAACTGTGATGATTGCTCCCGTCTCAAGTTTCTTTCCAAAGTATCCATCACCAAAAAGTAACTCATATTTTTCATCCTGAACTTCTTGAATCAAGTAGATTTCAGAAGTTGAGTTTAAATTTAAAATATTATTTGCTAAACTATATTCTCTACCATCACCAGTATCTGATAAACCCTTTACCTTAACTACAATTGTAGAACTATCGATGAAAGAATTATCTAAAATAAATCTTTGATCAATGGATCCATCAACAACAAATGTCTTTCTAAGGAATGTTCCTTGATAGATCTTTAGATCTGTAAATGATCCAACCCCAGAACTGATTGTCGTTGTGACATCTTCTGGAATTGAGAAGATATAATTGCTATCATTCGTTGCACCAACGCATACTAGACCCGCCTGTAAGGTCATCGTAGCGGAAGAGCTAGTAGTTGGTACGTTAAAGTTTACAGTCGCCTGTGCGGCGCTTCTAGAGCGTGGTACGTATCCAATGTTTCTTGCCAAAGATACCACATTTTCTCTCAAAGTCGCAGAATCCAAGAAGGATTCATTGACGATCATGTTGGAATTAAACGCAGTAATATATGTGTTATACGCTAAAGTATCAATTAAGACCGAAAAATTAGACCCCTCAAAGTCAAAGTCCGTGAAATTGGAATTTGCACGCAAATAGTCCTTTATAGAGGTCTTTATCTGGTCAAAATCGAGATTTGTAAATTTAGTAAAAGGCATTTTATCTTGTTGCCTCTAGTAAAAATGAGAATTCTTGAGTTGGAAACTCTTGTCCGACAATATCAAAGATTACATTGACTTCAAAACTGTTTTCATCTGGTCTTGGATCGACTTCTACAACAACATTTGCAACTCTTGGCTCAAAATTTTCAATAGTATCTAAAATTTGCTCTTGAATTACCGACGCGGTTGCATAATCTACGAATTCAAACAGACTTGAACGTACATCTGAACCTATAAGAGAGTTAAAAAACCTCTCTGTTGGTATCGTTTGTACCAAATTTCTTACAGATCTGCGAATTGCAGACTCATTTGTTAGAACAGGGAGGTCTTTTGTCACGGGATGTGGCTCAAAAGACAAACTAATGTCCTTAAATGCTCTAGAAACCCGTGGAAGTGCCATTTGGTCGAAAGTTTTCTTGATTTTATTTATACTTAATGTCAGAGTTTGCCGTAAGTTGGCTCAGTTCCATAGCTCCAATCATCATAATCTTCGTCATTGCGGATTTTTTCATGCAACTCAGTCTGTTTTTTAAGATTATGACGTGGTGCAAGGTCATGCATAACCTCTGTAAGCACTCTTTTCTCTGAAATATTCTGCATTGAACCATAATCTGAGACGAGTTTTGTGGTTCCCCACATCTCTCTCATGTACTCTTTGTTTCTATCGACAGGTGATTGTCCCATTTTAGCTCCTGATTCGTGAAAATCAGAACTTTTAGAGGGGTTGCTATCCCTTAGTAGTATTTATTTTCATAAAAAAAGGGGCATGATGCCCCCATTATCATCCTTTGCCTTGTCCGCGATACTTCTTACGCGCTTTATTGCGAGAAGAGGCGGCATATTTGGTTCCCATGCCGTCGCCTTGACGAGACTTCTTCGGAGGTCCGGGGCTATAAGACGTTTTGCTACCAGAGACACCTACTTTTGATTTTGCCATGTTTATGTAGAACTAGAGATTGTTGTTTTAATTTCATGAGGTTGTGGAGAACCTGTCTGGTAAAATTCGATTGACAGATTCTCCATGAGGCCAAGTATTCTTCCTCTGTGAGATTACTATGAACCTCAGAGTCTTTTATGAATACTGTGTACCGATCGTTAGACATCAAATAATCCTTGTCTTTTCGTGACCAACGCGGATGCGAGGATCACACCAAATTTCAAAGCCTGCTTCCTTTGCATCCAAACAGAAACTCACATCTTCTCCACACATGTCTTGAACCTCACCAGATTCAAAGATTTGCATTTTGGGAGCAAACCATGGATACTTCATCTCAGGATGCTCAAAGACGCCATGCTTGATCATCAACCATCCAAAACCTGCATAGTCAACAGTGAATGGCTTTTTACGCTTCGACATGGTTTCCAGCGTTTCATGATTCATGACTCCACCATTATTGCGGAAATCATCCTCATCCATCCAGTGTGCAACAGAGGACGTTTGCCCGTCTTCCGTACAATACCAACCAGAAGAAATATCTTGGTCAAGAAGAATCAGTTGATAGAACTTCTCAGTGTTGAATACGATGTCACTATCAATCCACAATTGATAGTCGTATTTCAGCTTGCCGTCCCAGGGGATTTGATCAGGTCCTCTGAGTACGTTTGCTCCAAGACACTTACAACGGGCAAAGTTGACCATTGAAGAATAATCTTGAGAAATTTGAATACTTGCACCATTCTGCACGAGATCAAAGCAGAGTTGTACAAAGTTCTTCAGAAATGTATATGAAACTCCCCGACCAGGCAAGCAGAACACGATTGCTTTACCACGAATCATTTCGCGTGCTTTAGCGTAATCGAATTCTGCCTCCTTGGTAACTTCAGGAGCTTTTGCTTTAACAGTAAATCCTTTAGCCATGAGATAGTGTAATTACATCAGTTATCATACAGTATTATGTAGAGGTTGTCAATCGGCGTCCTTTACTTCGGTTACTACGATACAATCGCCTTCAACTTCCATATTTACTACGGTCCCCTCATACCACCCAAAGTCGTTCAGTATCCACTCAGGAATATTCACATAATACTCCCCAGTAATTGGATCGACCTCTACAGTCGTAAAATTTTTATCCGGATTTTTTTGCATCTCAGGTAAAACAGTTTTTCATTTTTGTTTTATATAGAACATTTGCGCTTTATAAAGAGCTGGCGAAAGCAAGACTTTATAGCTTACAGGGACCCATGGATTTTATATACACGCCCCCAGGCGGCGGACCCCCACGACGGGGGGCACTGCCAAATCACGAACCAATGGACTGCCAAGGGCGCACGGGTCGTTGGTTCGTTATGCTGCCGCCTTCGCTGCCATCATGAGAGCGTAGAACTTACGGAACTCCGACGACATACCAGGGGAGAGGGTTGAGCGTCCTTTGCTGCCATGGGAGGGAAGGTGGAAGGTTTGGGGAAGGTCAGGGTGGGTCACCTTGTCGTGACTGCCACCCGACCGAATGACGCCGCCTGCCTTGTGAATCAAGCGGCGGGCGTCACGAACTTTGATCGGGGATGCCATGGAAGAATCCTACCAGAGGATGGGCGTACCGTCAAAGTCGGTCGCGGTGCCCTGCTGCTCATCGGCGGCGATGCTCTCCAGGATCTCCAGGAGTTGGGCACCGTCAGCGGCACGGTTGAGAAGGGA